AGCATCTGATACACATTCTGCGGCACGACCTCAGTCGAAGTGGTTGCAGTAATCAGCTTGTAACTGCGCCATTCAGGCGGCGCAACCCTAGTCTGTGCATTCGGAGGCAACGGGAATCCATATGTGCCCTTGTTTTGAGGCTGGTCAGAGCCGAATTGAAAGCTGCTCATAATCAATAGTCTCCGCCACAAACATCAACCAAGAAAGCCAGCACACCACCTGCGGCAACCGTGCTACCTGCATACAGCTTGTATCCGGCTGGGATGCTGATGCCCAACGTCTTCACGTACTCCGGCATGGTGCCAGTTGCCAGTGCCGTTACCGTCTGTGCTGGCATTGCAATCTCACCAACGAACTTGTTATTCGTGGCTGTGGTGTTTGCTGACCCGTTGTTGAGCCAGAAGCGAATCACACTCGCCGCACTGGTGCCTGTTGCTGTACTGCCATTCGTGGCCGTGTAGCGCACGGTGATGGTGTCGATGCGTGCGCCGTTTGCACCAGCGGTAAACGCGAGCGCAAGCGCAGTGCCTGCTGCATCCGTACCGTCCATTGCTTTGGTGTTTGTCATCGCCGTGGATAGGATGCAGTTCATAACGCCCTGGTTGGGCGTTTGGGGAAACACGGGAGTTGCCGTCATAGTCATTTAAAAACCTCCGAAGTTGAGTGCTGTGTAAATTGATGCGCCTGCTGGTACAGATGCCCAACTTGCCGTTGAACCGTCAGTAGTCACGAACTTCCCACCGTTGCCAGCTTGGGCAGGCAGCGCTGCCACGAATGCAAGCTGAGTAGCGAATGCCGTTGTGGCAATCTGCGTGTTGTTTGTCCCAGCGGCTGCTGTAGGTGCTAATGGCGTGCCGGTCAGTGTTGGCGATGCAATATCCGCCTTGAGTGCGATGGATGCGTTTAATGTGACAGCCGATGCAGAAACAGCGCTGTCAGCGTATGCCGTAGTCGCTGCTTTGGTTGAGTTGTCCGATGCGGATTGCGTTGCAAACGTTACCGTCGCGCCAGTGAATACGTGCGTTCCCGTCCATGTTTCTCCAGCCTTGAGGCCACGTAGCAGCATAGCCACATAGACCGCATCGAACCCCGTATTGATTAGCGAATACTCGCTACGGATGGTGGCAGAAACACCCCGGCTTTGTACGGCTGGTGCGCCAGTGACTGTGTAGTAAGGATTCACTGAACAACCCCTTCGTGTAGATTTAATTTTGCTTTTAGATACGCATCACGTGCCTCGCTTACACTGTTAAACACACCAACTTCGTATGTTTTGCCCTTGGCATATATGCGTGAACGAAACTTCCCATTAGGATGCATAACCACTCCTCTGGCACCTAGCTTATTGTTCTTGTTAGGTAAGCTGATATTCTGTGTGTTTTGCAATGGCGTTGCCAATCTAAGATTCGACAGCCTGTTATCACATTTGATATTGTTGATATGATCTATTTGGTCAGGCGGCTCCACGCCGAATACATGAAGCCATACAAGACGATGCAAATACAGCGGGCCTAGTTTTTTTGAAAAGTTGACGACGAGGTACCCGTTCGCGCCCAATGAACCAACAGTTTTCCCTGCGTTCCTCGTGCCTTTTGCCCATGTAAACACGCCAGTCTCTTTGTCATAATCGAACTTTTCGCGGACGACATTTACAAGATCATTCATGCTTAACGCTCCATTCTTCTGACGCTGTACATCAGGCTTATCCCCTGCACAGTAAAACTCTGATCCTGCGCCCGATTGCTGTAGATGAGAAAAGAGATGTTTTTCTCTGTGCCTTCAAGCGATAGTGATTGGGTTTCGATTACTTGGGCATCCCATGTGAACTGGTCCCATGTGAACTGATCCCAATACCCGCCACCGCCGATCATTGGCTTTGTTGTCTGTATACCTTGATTGGTTGCAATCGTTCCATATCCCAGGTCATAGCTGATTTGCACCTGGCAGTAACCTGTTGCCTTGACTTCAAATACTGCGCGCCGGTAGCGCTTGCGCATCTGCGGGGATCGTGAGTGGTTGAACACTGGCCGAATCCATGCCTCGATGACATTGCCATCGAAACTTGTGCCCGTTTGCTCTTTGTAGATGTAACCGTCGTCTGAGCCAAAGTAAGTCACTTCGACGCCTGTTGTGAGCGTTGCCGTACAGATGCAGCGCACAACCGTGGAGCCATAGTTGATTGGCATGATGCCGGATACAGCATCGCCAGTAAGCCCAATAATCAACCCGGTGCCATCGTTGAAATACAGCCTGTACTGGTCCTTTGTCCTGCTTGATGTTGAGCACGTTTCAAGCCCGCGCTTGAGCGTCATCAGCGACTGGATAAGGTGCGTTACCGATGCATAGTCAAAGTCGCCATATGTCAGCGTAGTTATCAGGCTTTGCACGCCCCTGGCAGTCAACCCGTATGTGTTGTTGCTCACAGGCTGCATGGTGAATGCGCTGTAACCAATGTCGTAAACGCTGGTCGTCATGCGCCAATCTGACGAACTTGAGCCATACAGCATGTGCGTTCTGCGAGATGTGAAAATCGCCATGCTGGAGCCGGTAGAGTCCGATCCTTGAGGCAAGAATCCCGTGATCGTGTCGCCGGTTGCTATTTCACCAGCACCCAGCACAACGGTCCATGAGTACGGATTGCCCAGCGATGAATACTGGGCCGATCCAAGGAAAGACAGGAACAGGTAATTTTTGTGCGCCATGACGTGGGATGGCGTGTCGGTTGTCATTCCTGTGCGGATTGGGATGTAGTTCGTACCGTCGAACTCGGCGCATTTATTCACCCCGTCAACGATGTACATTTTCTGGGTTGACGTGGAGCCGGTGAAGTTGGCATTCACAAATTCGCACTGGCCACCAGCAGCGCGCGTAATGGCTGTGGCCGCTGTAGTAGCTGTTGCTTTTTGCGTAGCCCCAACATAGATTGGGTCCGCATTGGAGAATGCGCCAGTAACCGGCGTGATGATTAGCGTACCCACCCCGTCCGTGCCCATTGTGCCGGTACGCAGTAATACGGCAATGACGATAGCGGTTTTTGTCGGACCTGCGCCCAGGTTGCCGATAGTGTTGCCAATGGCAAATGCCGTCGTTCCGCCCATGGTGGATGAGAACTGAATCTCTGTGCCGAATGTAACCTGTGTCCAGCCGGAGCCGGAATCCTTGTACATGTCCCCGGCTGATCCTCCGGCATTGTCCCGGAATGCATAGACTGTATCGTTGTACACCCACACGCCACGAATGCGCCCGGAGCCAGGTACAGCCGATATAGATGCCCTTCTATCGTTCGCAGCGAGTAGCAGGTAATCAGCATCCAGCGAGGCTGTAGAAGCCCCGCCAAGCGCCGCTAATGAGGTTGTAGCGCCCTGTGGTGATGCTGATACGTTGACAGTCTCACCCACCGTAAACGTGCCGCTCACACGCCCCAGGACGTATGTTGTACCGCTTACGGCCAGTACCTTACCAGTCGCTGCGCTGCTGGCGCCTGTGATGGTGTCGCCTACCGCGATAGCTCCGGACAGCGTGATTGTGATGGTGTAGTACGTTGCAGCGCTGGGAGATGTCAACCCCGAATACCGTTCGAATCCATCAATGCGCCGATACCCGCCCGCAATCTCAGGCTCAAAGTTTTGCGCGTCGATGCATTTGCCGTTTGGTACGCCAATCGGCGGCGTCATCAAGTCAAGCCCGCCTTTGAGTTCAAAGAACTCATGCTTGACAGTAGCGGCGTTACTCATGCGAGAGCGGCCCCTACGGTTACATCGTCCATCTGGTCGCGCATCACGCGGCGGAGCATGGCGTTGTAGAGGCTTGTACCTTCTTGCACCGTCTCGTTTGCAGACTCATACATGCCGTACATCATCATTGCGCGGTAGACGATGAGCATGTGATACTGCGCCGGGAGTGCTGGCGTATCGGCATCTGCCGTCAGTCGTGTGGGCGTTTTGAAGTATTCGCCCACCACCGTATAACCAACAGATCCAGGGATAAGCCCCAGGTTTAGCGACAAGTCCGGGCCTTCGCTGATGTAGCGCGGATCGCCGTAGGACGTGCGCATCATCCCAAACAGGTACGTGTCCCTGTACGAGTCGTACTTGATTGGCGTTAGAAACTGCTCGCTGCTTGCGCCGGTAGATGTGATGTAGCGGCGAAAGCTATCCATCTTCCACAAGCCAAAATCAGTCAAACCGCAGTCTGTTGGCGTGTACGCGCCTTGGGCGGATGTTGTGGTGAACGTCACAGGTGCCCGCATCCACCACCATCTAGGTTCTGTGAGCTGGATGTTCAGATAGGCTTCATCAATCCACGATGCAACGCGCCCAGATTCACCTGTTTGCCCGACAGCTGTTGTTATGCTGCCGCCAGAAATGCCGCACTTCTGGATCAAGCTGTTGCAAAGCTGCAAATACGTGGACATGGCCAGCCCTTAGTGTTCGCGCCGGATTGCTGCAACCCACTCACGGCCCAAAGGATTCTTGTCCTCAAGGATCGTGACCGGATAATTTGAGCTTGTGCTACGTCGTACCATGTTGCGAGGGCGTTCAATCGTCGCGTCGTCGTGCATGGTTTTGATTGAGTCAGACTTGGCGCGCAAAAGCACCTCGACATACTTGCGCTTTGTAGTTAGTGCTTGATTGACTGGCAACCAACCGATGGATACCCAATGCCCATTTGTGAACACCTCGGCATCTTTGCCATTGACACTTACAGGAACGTGCGTTTCAGGGTTCTCGGAGCGGCTGTTTTCTTCGATGATGATCGTGATGGCTTCCTCGTTGAATGCGAGTTTGGCCATGTATTCTTTTTGGCGGTTGACGTCGAACGACACTTGCTCGATTGACTCTCCGTGTTTGATCTCGCCATCCAGGTCAATGTCATCTTTTTGGCCGAGTGGGAAGTCTTCTGAATTGGTTCCTTTGCGGCTGTAGGCGCGTTTGACGGGTGTATGCAATGCTGCTTCCATCTGTTCCTCTGAAAAATAGGCAAAAAAAAGCCCAGCGGGTTAGGCTGGGCTTGCTGTGGGATCGCTTGGATTAGGCAATCTTCGGACGGTCAGGCAGGGTGTGGATGTTCTTGAACGTGCTGCACGTAATGCCAGATGCGGTCCAGCTTGTTGTCCCTGCCGTGAAGCTTGATCCGGTGGGCGATGTGCGCACCAAACCGTAACTTATCGGGCAGAAGTCATCCGGCAGGGCAGGGAACTGCGGTGCGGTAATGAACGCGCCAGCGGTAGTGGTAACGCCGGTTTCAGTCGGAACAATAGAGCCTTGTGCCAGCTTGATTGCGCCTGCGGCGTTTACGCCCCACACCAGCACCGTAGCCTGGTTAGCAGTCAACGCAACGAAAGCAGCGCCGGTGGTTGCATCAGTGGTAGGGCTTGCAGTGTTGGTCTGCGCTGTCAACCCAGTGCCGAAAACGCCATTGATAACGCATTCGGTTGTTGCGGTTGTGGTGTAGGTGCTGGTGGTGCCAAGCACAAAACCAGCGTTTACCTGGTTAACGGTCATGCCGTTGATGTTTTGGAAAGTATTTGCCATGATTTATCTCAATTACAAAGTGATGGATGGGTCGAATGCGCCTACCGGAGAGAAGTAGAGCGTTGTGGCGGTGTCCAGTGGCGTAGTGCCGCCTGTGAATGCGGATGCATACGTGATCGACAAGAAGCCAACCAGGGTTTTGCCGGACGGGAAGTTGGGGAATCGTGCGGCTCCAGCCGTTGCGCCTTCGGTGCCCATGAGCACAGAGAGCGTGCCTGCTTGGTCAACGAAGAAGCAGACCAGGTTGAACTTGCCAGCGCCGATATTCAGGCCAGTAAGCGCGGGCATGTCTGTCCCTGCGCCGATGATGACCGGCTTTCCGTTGACCACGCCGTAGCTGATTGCCGCGCCAGTCTTTGCCAATGCACTGCCGCCAGCTTTGATAACCAAAGTGGAATTGGAGTACATCTGGCAGGCCAGCCGCTCTGCTACTGGTTTCAATGCCGCGCCGATGTTGGTGCGTGCTTGCTCGCCGGGGATGCCGGAGAGCGTTGCTGTGATGGTGTCTTGCATAGTTGTTCCTTTCGGAATAGCCCCGAAGGGCTACCCAATTGCTTATGCAGCGCGCGCCACGTTTACAACAGCCATCCACTGGTGATTTTCAATCATCACCGCTTTCCACCATGACGTACCTGCATATCCACGCTGCCCCAGCGGATCAGACTTGCTTTTCTCGCCGGGAGGCAAGAAGGTAGGATCAAGCGATTTGAGGCCACGCACCGCGATCTGCGAGAACGCATCAGCGCCCAATACGATGATCGGGTACACATCAAGCGCCGTGGTGCTGGTGGTGCAGTAGCCGGTGCCGGAGCCTGTGTACGATGCACCGCTTGCGCCTGCATCCTGGAAGGATGGCAGGTCAGGGCTAAGGATGTAGCGAAAACGTTCGCACTTGCCAATCTCGCCGGGTTCGGGCGTGCCGCTTGCGTACTTTTCAGCGGGTACGAAGTTGGGAAGGTCACGAATCTGGCGCTCCAGGTCGCTATGGCAGTAGGCAAAATAGCCGGGCGCCACTGCGGATGTGTCGTAATTGGCCGATGCTTTGAGCAAGGACGTTACAGGCATGGCGTGGTTAGCCATCAACGAGCGCACGATGGACGATTGCAGGTTCAGAGTCATCGGACCAGCAACGGTTGCACGGGACGTACCAGCACCACCATAAAACTGGTTCGTGCAGCTTTTCAGCTTGCCGTAAACGATCATTTCATTGACCAAGCCCACGCGCTCCCCGATCTGCATTTTCATTTGCGCCGGAATGTCGTCCTCGTACAAGTTATAGGTCTTGTCCGAGAAGCCATACAAGCAAGAGTATTGCTGGATGACTTCGGTAATGTCCACCGGCGTGATGGAATCAGGCGTAGGCGTCACACCTTCCTGCGTCAGATGCGCTTGCGTGATCGTGTTGCCACGGTCGCCGGTCGCATTCGGGAAGAAGATATTGGGCGAACTGGAAGTTGCGCCATAGGGCAAGAACTTCCGCGCCACATACGTATCGCTTTGGTTCTGCGGGAGCTGTACCTGGCGGCCTGCCTTGCTCAATACCTCGTAGGGTTTGGCATGGGCCAATATTTCGCCTTTGAACTTTGAAATTCGTCCGGGGGTTAATGCAAATGTTTGCATTGTCATGATATATATTCCTCAAAAATAGACGTAAAAAAACCACCTCTAGGGTGGTTCTGTTGGGTTGCTTGATAGCTTTACCTAGTGGCATAGCCACTCTCAAAATCATCCACTTCGGTGCGTGATGGCGCATAGCCACCCGTGCCCTTTGGAGATATGGCCGCTTCAATGCGCTTTTGCCGGATGGCATTGGCCTGCACTTGAGGGCTTGGTTTGACAGCTTTGGATTCAGCGTAAAGTTTCAGCATCTTTGCGGCATCGCCCACTTTCGTAGACGCTGCCAGTGCTTCAATCTCAGGAGGTTGCTTGTTTCGCCATTCAGCAAATGCGGGCGAATTGATGTCAGACTTCCAGTCAGGGAATACCGCGTCCAGGCTGGATTCGATAATCTCCCTTCGGACTGACTCTGTTTCACCTTTGATCTGCTCGGCCACGCGCTTCTGGAGTCCGTCCACGTCTACAGCGGGTAACTTGCGCATCCGTGCATCCATGTACTTTTCAGTCGCACTTGCCCAGTCTGGAAAATCTGCTTTGAGCGCTTGCCATTCTTCCGGGCTTTCAATAGCGTCCTCAACCTGCGCTTGTGTTGGAGCATCTGCAACCTTTTGAGTAGCGGCTTTTGCAGCGGCTAAGGTTTCGGATAGCTGTTTTTGCGTGTGGTTGAGTCCACCAATGTGCCCTTCGGCGTTGCGTAACCGTTGCCCTTGCTTCTCGATAAGTTCGTTTTGCTTCGCTATCAAGTCGCGCAGTTCCTGCATCGGGTCCGGCTTTGCTTCCTCCTGCTGCGGTTCGGCAACTTTCTCAGGTTCTGGCGCTGCGACCTCCTGTTTTTCAACAGTTGATTCTGTGCCCGTGTACCCTAATTCAAGTTCGCTATCACCTTCTGCCATCTGTATCTCCAAACAAAAAAACGCACCAATGGCGCGTTCTGTACTCGGCGTTCGGCTCGCGCGGAACACCACCGTTACCAGTGCCTTTACAGGGACTGGCTAATTCTTGAATTCGTCTTTGCCAAGTTGCAGATTCAGCCTGCACTCGGCAATGCGCCCACGTAGCAGCGCAGTTTCAACCTCGCCGCGTGGGGCTTCGTTCTGTGTGCGCAGTACCTCTAGCCGTTCGTCCCAATGCGCCACCAATGCCCGCCACAACGGGGACAGCTTCTCTTCTCTGGTTAGCGTAAATGGTGGCTTAGGGTCGTTCATTTAGCGAATGCCTCACCTTTTGGTGCTTTGCCTGCTGGCTCAGTCGGCGGGGTAATGACTTGCGGCGAAGGATTCCTGTGTTTGTGCAAATCGATCCCCATGGATGCCGCGCTTAGTTCTTTCTGCGTCTGCAATTTCAGCGACGTTTCAGCCAGCTTTGCCTTGACCTGCTCCAGCGTAATCTCGCGTTTGTTTGCATAGTCCAGCATCGCCAGTTCGCGCTTAATGCTCAATTCCTGCATCTGCATCTCGGCATTGGTCCGGTCACGCATGGCGTTAGCGTTGACGAATGCGGTATCGCGGTCTGTGTCCGTCTTGATGCGGATCTGCTGCGTCTGGTTCTCAAGCTGCGCCAATTCGCGGGCAAGTTGTGCATCCTCTTGCGCCCGTTGCGTTTCAAGCTGTGCCTCGGCCTGAAACTCCTGCGCCTTGGCCTGCAACACCATTTGGGTCTTAGCTTGTTCTGCTTCTGCCCGAATCTTCGCTGCTTCGATCTGAGGCGCTGCTGGTTGCGGCTGCTGTGCGCGCTTGGCCTTGTCCTCATCGGACAGGAGAATCTTCTCAGGATTCATCCGCTTGGATTTGAGGTATTCAGCAAACAGCTTGGCCGGATCAATATCAAACGATGGGTTTTGCGATACCTGCAACAACCCGACCATGGTTTGCTCTTGGATCGCTCGTTCTACCAAGGCGATGGAGCCATGAGCGTCGATATTGAAGTCGCCCTTTTCATTCTCTGGCACATTCGGATCAAGCAACAGCCATTCGTAATACGCATCAACAAGCGGCTCGGTTATCTGGTCGTCAAAGCCGTAGCCAATGTCACGAAGCCACGTCAGAGAATTGTTATTCTGTAGCTCGGCTTGCCCAAATGTTTGCGGCGATGTTGGTCCCTGCTGGCCTTGAGCAATGAGAGGAATGCCGGTTGACTCTTCCGCCAGGCGCATGCCGTACTCGATGATCGCCGACATTTCCTTTTGCACAGAAGGAATCAGGATGGCCACAAAAGCATCCCGTACATTCTGCGTTGGAGACTCGCCGGTTTTGTACCAAATCTTGTTTGGCGTCAGTGTCCATGAGCCATCGGCCGGGACGATGCCCAGCTGGTCGATGATGATCTGCGCACCACTGGATAACCCGGCGTTATTGAACAGCGCACGGGTAGCGGCATTCACACTGCGCTGCGGCATCATCATCTTTTCGCCAACACCGACACCAGCCCAATGCCCTGGCCTGCGGGACCATGCCATCACGTTATACGGATACAGACCAGAGTCAAACGGGTTGATGATGCAGCGAATAACCGTATCGTTTACCATCGTCAGGATAGCGCATACGTCCTCCTGCTCTTCGGGCACATCTTCATAGCCTACAGCTGCGGTACAGCTTAAATCCTTACGTGTGATCTTGCCGTAGTAGTACCAAACCTCGTATCGGTTCTTACTCACATGGCGGTTATCGCTGCGGTCAGAGTCGATGAATGCTTTGTTCGGGCCTTCTTCAAGCACCTTGTCTATGCGATCTGCCAGATAGCCCTGTTCTTCCTTGAGCGCTTTCAGCTTGCGACTTGAGAGGTAGTCTTTTTCAAAGACGTAATCGCCATCACAGATGCGCTCACCACATCCATCAGCCGGATAGAAGTTCCACGGGTCCACCCACTGCACAGCGGGCGCGATGCTTTGCTGAATCTCCATCATCGCCGCATCGCCATCCTGTTTCACCATGGCCTTTTTGCTGCGCACTACAGGGAACGGACCCTTTAGCACACCCACACCAATGCGGGCAGCATCCTTGATAACCTTGCGCGCTTCTGCCGGATACTTGCTCTCTGTCATCCAGTCATATACGCGAGTCTCCGCACGCTCGGCCATCTCTGCTGCGGCCTTTTGAGCCTGCACAATCTGATCTACTTGAGCGGGTGGCGGTTGCTGCTGGCCTTGAGGTGGCATACCTGGCATAGCAGGCGCAGCACCAGGCATAGTAGGCTGGCCACCTTGCGGCGGCATACCTTGCGCTGGAGGCTGTGGCTGTGCCGTAGCCATTTGGCCTGGTGCCAGAATGCCAGGGTCGCCACCAGGAGTAGGTGGCTGCTGCGAAGCCTTCGGACCAACCATATCAGGGACTGGCGTGGGCTTAAATTGGAAAGCCTTTTCGTCAATCGGAAGTATGATCTCTCCCAACTTCGCAGCAGCGCCATCGACGTATCGACTTGTCAGCCGAACGAATGCAGTCGAGCGTGTGCCGTCTGTCTTGTTGACATTCGCAGTCAATCCGCTGGTCATTGACGTGGGTTTTGCCCACTTCGCGCCCGAGAACTCGGCGCGGTTCATGTCGTCGATGCCAAGATAGGCTTCTTCGCACGCCAGCCAAACATCCTCAATACCTGATGCCTTGCGAAAATCAATGGCCTCCTTGCGCTTGCCAGCGATAGACGCGCTCAGGGCTTCAAGGTGAGCGTCTATTTCATCGGGTGTCATTTCGGGCTGTTGTTGCCCGTACTGCCCAGAATCGCGGCCAAGGAATTTATCAGGATGCATCAGGTATCAGCAGCAGTTAGACAGGGACTTCGACCCAGTTGAATCCGAACCACATACCAGCTACAGAGGCTTGCGCGGGTGTCACGAAGCAGGCATAAGCACCAGGCACCAGGATGATCGACCCGCCAAGGTCAACAACAGCGCCTGGGGCGTTTGCTGTGGCCGTGGCCGTGTTGGTGATGAAAGTGTGATAGGTGGGCGCAGTAGGCAGTGTTGCCGATGTGTCTGCCTTTGCGATAGCCACCAATCCGCTGCCGACCTTGTTGGAGATGGGTGTGGCTGGCGTGGTGTGCGTCACGTTGGTGGATGCGTTGAAACCAACAGCGATGGCGAATGCTTCGACCTGAACAGCCTGGATAACGGATTGCATCAGCGATACAAGCGTGATTTCCAGGTTGACAGCAGAATTAACCGGGTTGGACAGACACAGACCTGTATAGGTTGTTGCCAATCCGACCGTGGTTGTGGCCACAGCTTGCGAAGACACGCTGAAAGCAGCACCGCGCAGGGTGTTCTCGTAGTAGCGGCCATGCAGTTGGGACACGACTGCATCGCCCTGCTGCCCTGCACGCGGGATGATCTGCGATGTATCGGGGATTTTGACGCCGTAGCCGTTGCCGACTTGAATGAGATTGTTCATGATGGAACCTTGTTACTTGAAGCGGAGGAAGAATTGACAGTCAGCCGAGCCGACCGTGCGGGTTGCGACTGTCGATGAATTGCTCACCGCCAAGCCTTTTTGAAAACGTAATCCGTAAGTGCCGAAGTCACGGGAGAAATTGGCGATGGTTGCCGCAGTGAGTGCAAATATCGGGATATCGCCGTTAGCCGGGGCCGTTGCTGTGTCAAAAATCAGGATGAACTGCGCCGAAACCTTGGCGTTGTAGCCGTCCAGGCTGTACAGAACGCCGGGGCCGACTTGTAAAACCGCAGGGGCAACGCTGGCTTCTGCTGCTTGCGATGCATAGGTCTTTGGCGCGCCGTAGTAGCCTGTTACATCAGGTGTCTTGAGTGCAAATGCGCCGTTGATGGCCTGCACAACGGACTGTGACTTTGTGTCAGGGCGTGGGCCTTGTACGCCTGCAACTTCTACGGGCAGCGGATTGTCTTGATCGACGGTGATTGGTCCGCCTGTTTCGTCGGTAAATGCTACTACGGTTGCCATGTTTTATCCTAATGTTCCAAATGCGTGATCGCTCGGTCTGAATGGGCTAAGTGTGTTTGTGCGCTCGGTTGTCTGCACCTTGGCATGTCGCAGCATCATCAGTGCATACCTGACAGCCGAAATAATGTCGTCAGACTCTTTGACAACACGGCCATCTTTTCGGTGATACGTGCGGAACTCTTCAAAGAACATCTCCAGATTGCGCGCAACTTTGAATCGCCCTGTCTGCATCCGATCCAACATATCCATCAGCCCAGCCTCTACGCTATTGCCGCCAGTGCCCTCTGGCTCGCCTTTCGCTGGTGCGTGTGTCGCTTTGTCTCGCAGCATCTTCAATCCCAGCTTGCGATACTGGCTTGCCAGGTTCTCGCCTGCTGCCGTGTCGTTGTTTCCGTCGTGCGGCCACGCTACGGGTATCCAGTCGCCTTTGGCTTTGAAGGTGGCAGCGTGAATGATTGGGCTTGCCTGCGATACCCGGTAAACGTCGTACAAATGCACCGTGTCAGTGTCGCGGTCCCATGCTATCCACGCGCCTGCGGTCGGATGGTCCCATCCGAAGTCAATGCCAGCGATGCGCGGCCAATGGCGCGGGAGATTGAACGATCCCTCTTTGATTGAGTTTTCCTCAATCGGGAATATCGCCCCACTGCCAAGCGTTGGCGTACCTTCAGACCGTGCGGCCCGCTCATGCGCTGGATAGCTGGCAATGATGGATTTGCGCTGCTCTGGCGTGTAATGAAGTGCATCCTCGATGCCCATCCGCGTAACGTGCGTACCGTGCGCCTTGACAGTCAAAAACTTTTTAACCACGTTCGACATGCCAAGTAATGGCGTAAACGTAATAAACGTGATGCCAGAAACGCCTTCACCGCCGTTTGAACCCACGTTCGTGCGGGTAAGCCCTTCAGAGTAAATGTCCTCTGGAGGTTCTTCGTCAAACCAAACAAAATCAAGCGATGGTCCTTGCCACTTCTCGCGTCCCTTTTCGTAAGCCTTGAAGCTCACGATTGATACGCCACCGCTCTTGTGCCGGACCTTTACGCTGTCTATCGCATCTGCAATGCCGTGTCCTGCGCGAGTAACTTCGATGATGTGGCGCTTAGGTATTGATCCAGTGCCATGCTGCCCAGGCAGCCCCAACAGAATCTTTTGCGGGTTGTCGCGGGTGGATTCTCCAGTAACACCAGATGCCCATCCAATAACACGACGATCCCAGCGCTTACCATTCCACCAATCGGGGTATTCGCCTGTGAGGTGCATCGCAACCTCAAACCCTGCGCTCCATGTTTTACCCAACTGATTGCCAGCGCACAACAATCTTTCTCTAACGCCAGCATCGCCGCCAGCGGCATGAAAGGCTAGCTGTTTCGGGTATGGCTGATAGCTGTACAGCTTTGATTCCGCCTTGCGCTTTGCCTTCTCTTCGAGTGCCAGCGCCAAAGCTACTTTTGGCGGCATGTCATCAAGATCAGTCAATGCAACCTCACACCGGATTCTTTCGCCTTTGCTGCAATAAAAGCATCAAGCGATGCATCATCCATTTGCTGCACGATACTTATCGTAATCGCCTTGCGCTCCACCAGTAGCCCGTTTAGCTTTGATCTGAGCTGGACAGCGGCGACCATTGCGCCGCCTTGCTCTTTGCCTTTACTTACTTCAAACGCTTCGGCGGCTTCGCTCATCGCTTGCTCTAAGTCGTATTGGACCTTTTCAACCACGGGCTTTCGCAGTTGTTCAATTCTTACCGTTACATTACCGTTCGCCAGTAGCTCATTTGCTTTGACCGATATAGTCGCTGGCTTCATGTTTGTGGCGTTGTACGCTTTCTTGTACGCCTCAGAAGGCTTCATCCCAGACACAATAGCAAGGCAGAATGTCTCCTGCTTCTGTGTCAATGCCACGACCACACCTACCTCGCAACCCTACGAATGGGCGAACCGTCAACGATTGGCAATGGCGAAAGATTGTGCGCAACCCTGCGTGTAGGGTGCCCACCAACGTCGTCACAAGGGATAAGCGTAAGCGATGCAATCCGACCATCGTCTAGTACTTTCTGATCCACAGCGATGCCGCAAAAGCCTGGATCGTCCATAGTTTCAGCGAAAAACTTAGCCACCCGATTGATTACGCCATCCGCAAGCGCTGCCAGGCTTTCGTCCTGCACAGCAGCAGCTTCAGACAGTGTTTCAGTCACAACAGACTCAAGAACGTGCGTCATAAGCTGCCCCCATTTCCTTCTCTCCAGCCCCGCTGGTGTTCTTGTCAGCGTTGCTGTAGATGTCTTTCACAAGCCGGAGAGCTTCACCGATATTGCCTACAGCCTGATACTGTTCGCCATCTTCTGCACCCTCACCCGACTCTTGAGCCTCTTGTGCGCCAGTCTCAACACCAACCTGGATACCACCAGAGGCATCTACCTTGATCTCTATCGTGTAGCTGCCATCGTCCTCCGCTGGTGTTTCCAAAGGTGCCGACGATTCCATCTCGGCATCCGATGGGGTAGGGACGGGTTGTTGTGTTGTGGCCATGTTGGCTTTCGTATGGACGTAAAAAAGCCACCTCAAAGGGTGGCTTAGGGAATTTTTGGGCGAGCGAACCGTTACTACAGGTCCGCTATTATTTTTTGTACCCGACTCAGGTACTTGTCACGTAAGCCGACAATAGCATATTTTTCTGTGGATTGCAAGGTTTTTCACAAATCCAGCCTTGGCGCTATCTTGCGCATAGCTTCATGCGCTGCGCTTGAGATGCTGTAATCAATCTCTGACGATGCCCATTTAGCCAATCCACGCAGCGATTGCGCAAAGTTGCGCTCTAGTGGCATTTTCCCAAGCCCCGAGCAATGTGGGCATGTCTCGCCATTGACTGGTGCCCCGGCGATAAGCACGTGCCCACGCCCTCCGCACGGCTGGCATGTACCATGACGATGCCACGCTATGACTGCTGTAGCCACATCACGCGCACCGATGGACGTGAGCTTTACCCGCTCGGTTCTGGCGCGTTTAAACACCATCTCAGCCAGCGCGTCAATCGCATCACCAGCACCGCCACCCTCTAGCAACCTGGTCAATGCTGCGCCCAACGGGTACTGTTTACCGGCTAATCCCATAGCCCCCAGCACATCCGTGTCGCTCATGTATGTTGCCGGATCGGATTTCAAAGATGTTGCGTGAATCGCGGATGCGTAGCGTTCGATTACTCTCATTTTTTCGGCACCTCTTTATGCTCCTTGTGTTTGCAGCCTTCGCACCGTTTATCAGTCTGCCCCAGCCAGGTCCGTGTAAATTGACATTCCTGCTGGCCGAATGTTCTGATTGGTGGGCGGTTGTGGCAGCCGTACTTGTCCGGTTTCTGGTTCATCCCTGTTCCAATCCGCCGCCCGGAGGCGCTGTGTCAATCGCCCGCTTTGGCAACGGGTGCCAACCTGTCCAGAATTTATCTTT